TTTTTTGTTTTTCGGTTGGTAAAATAATATTTTCTAAATTAATAGAAAATTTATCTTCTATATTCACTTTTTAAATAATTTTTTAATGAATCCCCTGATACCTGTATTCTCTTTTAAATATATTAAACATTCAGCTATGGTTTGTTGTCTAATATATTCATCTCTAATTTCTTGAGAAGTAGGTTGTTCTAATTCACTATCCCATCTATCAATAGTAAACACACCTCCAGAAACAGTTAAATCATGACTAACATTTGGAGCTAAAGATTTCATTACAGTATTAGTTCCCCAAGCAAAACCATTTTCATTTGTATAGGCTTTAATTGTTTCTTCAATAGATAATTTTTTTATTGTCATAGTATTTAAAATTTAAAGTTGACTCTGCTATCTTCTACACCAAAGTCACCTTTTGGTAAAATATTAAAAGCTAAAGAATATCTATTTATATTGGAATTATTTTTACATATTTGATGTCTTAAATTACTAAAAAATAATATTAATTGGTTTTTTTGAGGATTAATTGTAAAGAATTTTGAATTATATATTCCCGCTTCTTTTATCTTTGTCATATAAAAATTATGAAAGTCATTATAAACAGTTATATTAAAATCTTTATTATGTTCTGGATAATAAACTCCAGATATCCAAGAATTATTATGAACATGACTATTTGAATCATGTTCTGGTTTTGTTAAAGTACACCAAGAATTATAGATATGATAATCACATTCCATTGATAAAATTTCACTTATAAAATGATTACAAGCTAACTCTATTTCTTTTTTTATTTCAGGAACTTTGTTTAAGATATCCATGCTTACACTTATGTTAGAAGAACCAGATGCTTCTTTATATTTTAAAGATTTATAATATTTAGAATAATCTTTTTTAATATCTAAATCGTAAATAAATACTCCGTTATTAACTATGGGAAGATCACTTAAGAAATTCATAATTAAATCATTATTGGGATAAAACCTGTATTTAAATCTATTTTACCATATTGTTGGTACATATCTTTTACATTATCTTCAGAGATAACATCAAATGCTATAGTTATTCTATGACCATCATATGGTTTTAATACATTTACTTTATGTGGATTTTCTGGTTTTCCCATATAAACATTACCCACTTTATTTTTTATAGTGTAATTTTTAAATTGAGTTTCACTTTCTTTTGGATCTATAGCAATATAACCATGTAATATAGATCCTTGATGATTATGCCATCCTAAAACTTCTTCTGGTTTATGAAAATTTAACCAACATTGATACCATAATGGTTTTTTTGTTTTCAAAGTTTTTCTTATTAATTTTTGTAGATCACAAAACATTTTAAAATAAAGACCTGATCCAAATGTTAAACATGTAACATTGTAGTATCTATAAAACTCAGTAGAAGATGGTTGATTAAAAACATTTCCATAATTAAACATATATCTTTCATGTGCTATATTAGCATATTCTATAAAATGTTTTTGATTTTTTTTAATATAAGAAAAATTTTCAACTATATAATCTTTTTTCATAAAATTAATTCACTTAATTTTCTATTATCACCTAATGTTCCTTTTACAAAAACATTGAAAGCTAAACTAATTCTAGTATCTTTACCTTTTTTAATATCCACCATATGAGTTAATGAAGATGGAAACATTAATATATCACCTGTTTTAACCGATACTTTCCAAGAATCAGAATTCCATAAATTATATGTTTTAGTTTCAGGTTTAACACTACTATATGGATTATCTTTAAAAAAAACTATGCTATCTGTTTTTTCATTACATGTTATATACATAACACCTGATACTAATGAATTACTATGTGAATGTTTATGATGATATCTTCCTTCTTCAGTGTAAGATATCCAAGATTGAGTAATATAAGGTTTAAGATTATTAGACGTACAAATAATCTTATTAAAATAATCATGTATTCTTAGTTCTATTTGATACTTTAATTCTGCAAAAGGCTTTTCGTTTAAAATATAATTGTTATCGGAAATTAAATTTCCTTCATTTTCATGAGTATTTTTTTTACTTTTATCTACAAATTTTAATTCTGTAGAATTAAAATCTCTATTTAAATTAGAATAATAAAGTGGTGTTGGAAATATACTATATACTTCTGAAGTAAAATATCTTTTATATAACATCATTCTAATTTATCTCCTTATATAATTCTAATTTCTTAATAAACTATTTTCAATAGTTTGTAAAGTATACTATGGTTCTAAAATCCAAGTTTGTTCTTGTTCATTCCAAAAGTAAGTATCTTTTAATAATTCACCGTTTGGACCCTTTAAATTTAATGTATATGTTTCTGGAAAAGGAACAGGGCATTCATAAACATAAGTATCTGGATTTAAAATCCAAGAATTACAAACCTGACCACCATAAATAGTTTTAGGTGGTACAAAAGCATCTTTTTGTGGATCATATGTAAAACCTATAGATGCAAATCTTTTTCTAAAACTTTGACTAACAGATGTTTGTTTCCAATTAGTATCTTGACCATATAAAGATTTTAAAAATTGTACTCCAAGTTCTTCTTGTTCTACTCCATTTGAATCTTTTATTACTTCATTTTTAACAGCAATGACTTCTAATACATTATTGTTATTATCTAATTTTGCAAAATTTGCCATAATATTTCCTATGCTGTGTAACTTCCTGATCCTGTAAAAATTAAAACTGTGTTACTTCCATTTGTTACAACTGTAGGAGAACCTGTTGTAACTCCAGTGTAATTAGATTTTTTCATACTTATAATAACAGTTCCAGCATCTCCTGCTTGTGCAGGGTTTCCAGGAGGGCCACCTAGACCTCTATTACCAGGAGTATATGGATATACTGGATTTCCTGGAGTTATATCTCCTCCTCCAATAGCATATGTTACAGATGAACCTGTTATAGAATTAGCAACTCCTGCTCCAGCAACGTTATTTGCATTTCCACCTGTTCCACCAGCACCACCACCTCCTCCAGTTACGAAACCAGCACAATATCCACCAGCATATCCTTCAGCAGGTGAATAACCTCCTGCATTACCAGATCCACCAGGACCAGTATTGTTAGCACATCCACCCGAGCCCCCAGATCCCCCAGATCCTCCACCTGCGCCAGGTCCAGTTCCACCTTGTCCACCACCTGTAGTATTAATTGTTGTTAAACCAGTTCCTGAAAATGAAGAAGTGTTACCTTGACCAGCAGCTCCACCACCTGTACCTACTGTTACTGTAATTACTGTACCTTTTGTACTAACTGATTGAGTAGATGTTCTATAACCACCTGCTCCAGCTTGTCCACCGTTTGCAGGGTTTTGAAAATTACCTCCACCTCCACCTCCAGCTACAACTACGAAATCCATAGATACTGGATATGAAACTCCTGCTGCTGCTGTAAGACCAAGAGCTTTTGCTGATGCTCCACCTCTTGTAGAAAATAAAGGCATTCTTTCTTCTCCTTATTTAAATTGTGTTTGCGACGCTAAAACTGTGAATGTTGATGCCGCTGTTTTAATAGCAGTATATGTGTAAACATCTGTAGATGAAGCATTCCCTGTAGTAGGTGCAGATCCACCTTGCCAGATTGCTGTAACAGTAGTTCCATCAACTTGAGTTACGTTGTTATAATAAGTTGTATTTAAATTTACGTTTAGATAAGCAACTGTAACTGCTTCACCTATATTCATTACACTATTTAATGGAGTTGTAGAATTTCCTCTTAAATTAACTATATGGTTAGCTGTATCAACTGAGTTATCATAATAAACAGCTTGTGTAAGAACATCATAGTTAATTGTAGTATTAAAAGTTGTTGTTACTGTAACAGCTTCTAAAACACCAAATATTTTTGCTTCACCGTTCGCTGTAATTCTTCCATAACCTTTTGGAGTTAAAGTAATACCAAGGTTAGTATCTGAACCTGTTGCAGAAATAACTGGATCAGCACCTGTTGCTGAGTTTGCTATTGTTATTTGGTTTGTAGCTGATGCAGTAGTTGTAAATTTAATTTGTGAATTACTATTTTCATCAATAATACCATATGTACTTGCAATTTGAATATTTTTTGAATTTGTACTTAAATTTGCAGCAAGTGTTGGAGCATAGTCATTAGATAATTTCCCAATGTTTGAATCTACAAAATCAGTTCCATTAGCATATAAAAGTTTTGTTCCTTTATCAGTTGCTGAGAAAGTAACCCCTGTTTGACCAGAAATTTTTACAGTTACAGTAAATGCACCTGTTGTACTATTTCTAATTACATAAACTTTTTGTGTAACAGAAGACGGAATAGTTACTGATACGTTTCCAGTAATTGTTCCAGTTAAATTTAATACAGCATTTTTACCATCAGAAGGTAAACCATTTGAATAAGTTAATGTTGCACCAGTTGTTGCATTCAATGTAATCGAAGAATAACCAGCAATAGATTGTTGAAGAATTACTAAGTTTGTATTTGTAATATCACCCCATGTACCGGAATCTTCTCCAGTTACCATTAATTCTAGTTTGAGGTCCGTAGAATAACTTGATGCCATATTTTAATCCTTATTTGTTGATTTTATAAAATTTAAGCGGCTGTGTCAACTTCTATCCAAGTTGCATCAGTTCCGGTACTAATACCTGACCAACTTGCATCAGTTCCAGTATCAATTGTAGTCCAAATCTGTACATTAACACTATTATTATTTAAAGTTATAGTCAAGAGATTTCCAGTAGGATTAACTAAAACACTGGACCCCGCAACCGCTGTTCCTTCTGATATTGTTAATTGTCTACCTGTAACATTTACAGGAGTATTTAAATCAACTGTAATAGAGCCTCTAGAAAGCTTTAATTGTGTACCTGTAACAGATATATTTGCATTACCTGTAATATTACTTAAACTATTTAAAGATAAAGTTAATTGTTGACCTGTAATGTTTGCATCAGGGGCTGGATCAACAACTCCTTCTGTAATTTTTAATTGTGTACCTGTAACAGATTGTTGAATACTTATTGAAGGAGTTACACTATTTAAAGATGCTTTTAATTGTGTTCCTGTAACTGATAAGCTAGCATTCCCTGTAATACTTACATTATTTACAGTTAAAAAATTAATTTGTTGACCTGTAAGTTCTACATCAGGTGAAGGATCTACATTTCCTTCAGAAATAGTTAATGTTGTACTAACTGTACTTTGACCCCAAGCCCCAGAATTCCACGAAACAATACCCCATCCAACATTAGCTGTTGAACTAACTGGAACAGTTGCGCTACCGGTAATATTATTTAAACTATTTTGTGAAAGAGTTAATTGTGTTCCTGTAGCATAAACTATAAGAGCTTCTGTTCCCCAAACATTTGCTCCCCAAGTAAGTCTACCCCAACCTGTATTAACTTCTCCTGCTGCAGTTTCATCACCTAGAGTAATTCCAATATTATTAAATTGTCCACCCCAATTATTAGAACCAAAAGTTTTATTTCCCCAAGCAATAGGGCTATCTACTGCACTTGTAACTTGTACATTAATATCGCCTTGAAGGCCCCATGTACCGTAACCCCAACTTTGTTGACCCCATGCAGCCATAATAGGTTACTCCTATTAATTGCCGATTCTTAAAAGAGCCGCTGTAGTTGTGTTGGCAGGAAATTGAATTGTGAATGTTCCCGAAGTTGCTGTTTTATCGCTTCCGAAATCTAGTACACATACTGCTGCATTTGTATTTGATGTATTATAAATTAAACATCCTCTTGCAGTTAAAGTAACTCCTGTAAAAGATAAATCGTTAAAGTCTACACATGCAACACCACTTGATACAAATGGTGTAATATTAACTAAAGTTCCGCCACCTGTTACATATTGACCAGTATTTGCTACTTCATTAGTTGAAGTATAAACAGTTGTTGAAGAATCTAAAGTTGCTGCAGATGTATACAAAGCAAGTTTAAAAACATTTCCAGTAGTCTGCGTAAAATTATGCTGACCTTGAAGAATTTGTTGTTTAAACGAATTTGCAACTGCTTGTGTTATAGCCATATTTTACTCCTAATTATCCTTGTTTTTGAATTCGAGGTGAACCTTCTAAGTATTCATCTCGTCTTCTTCTTCCCATTTGCTCAATAGAGAATCCTTGTAATGCAGAAGTATATTTCTGTTCATACAACTGAATTAAATCAGTAGGACCCTTTAAAAAACCATAAGCCTCAACAAGGCATGCATACAATAAACCAGTTGGGAATTCCTGACTTAAATATGTAGTTGTATTACTAGCTGATAATCCAGCAGGTTTCAAGGTATAATTTAATTGCATTGTATAATTTTGATTAGGAATAGGGGCTAAAACTATATGTTGATCATCCCAATAACTAAAATACTTAGGTAATCCTTGTTCTTGATCTGGGTTATATTCATTAATAAAGCTTGTTTCTCTATACTCTACAACAGTTGCAACCCCTGAACTATCTATAATTTGAGCTTCTCTAATGATTAAAGTTTGATTAGTTAATAAAGGTGTACTTACATAAGCTTGACCTGCAATAATAGAAGCTGTTGCATATTTTCTGTTGTTATCAGAATCTACATCTCTTTGAATTCTCCATTCAGCATCACTAATAAATCCATCAACTATACTTTGTGTAAATACATTTGAATCTACCTCAGTATAGTTTCTAATTTTAGCTGTTAATTCTGCGTATGTCATATTAAGCCTGTAAAGTTACTGGTCCTGAAGAACATTGTTCGCCACCACCAGAAACATCTCCTTTAGTAGCTGTATCAGAACTTTTAAAATAATAATAGTTTAATGTATTACTAACAATACCTAATGAATTTATTTTTCCAACTGTAATAGTAAATCCATTTGGATTAGATATATCTGTTACTCCATCAAATGATTGAACATTTTGAAAAGAAGTTTCTTCTGTAGAATTTCCAGGTGTTATTACTATAGGCTCTCCTCTAAATGCTATAATGTTCCCTGTATCATATCCATGATCTTCTTGATAAACATTTATATAAGTATTGCCTGCATATTTAACAGTTGTAAATGGATTAGGTGTTAATAAATTTAACACAGGTGGTTCTTTTCTATCTGGTTTAGCCCATTGTAATCCTTGAGGATCAGCTGCATGTGGTTTTGGTTCTAATTGAGGATGTTTAGGTTCAAATTCAGAAATATGTACCCATGATCCATTCCATTCTTGAACCATTTCAACATATGGAAATCTCATTCCTGAACGATCAGAGATTCTCCACGAAAATTTACCTTTTGCTAAATTAGACATTTGGATAATAGTTTCTTGGAGTTATAAATGAACTTGAAGCAGATCCATCATTTTCTAAATCTCTCTTCAATTCATCTTCGTATAATAATCTCATTTGTTCTGATTTTTGTGGATTCTTTTTAACAGACATATAATAAGCAAGTCCTGCAACCATACATGGAACAAATCTATAAGGAACATCAGTTATATTTTGATACGCTCCTACATCTTGAATTCTACTTGCATAGT